ATAAGATATATAGATGAGGCTCAAAATGCATTATATTTTGCAAATGAGTTTATTTATAAAGCATTACCTAGAGTACGCTGGACTCAGAAAATGAAACAATATGTTATAGAATATGAAAAGTCATTAAAAATAATGAAGGAAATAAATAGATTATTATAATTAACTAATATTTGGTATCCGAACAACGGGGCCAATCGAGGGCGAAAGCTCTTGATTGGCCCTTTTTGTTTTTATACGGAGGCGACCCGGTTAAACGCGGGTACTGGCGACCATTACCAGGGACCAAGACATGAGGGGTAAATCATGGAAGAAATTCTGGAAAAAGAGGAAGAGGTAACCGAAGAAATTCAGGAAGAGGAAGTTGTCGAAGACCCTGAAACTCCGGCTGATAACGAACCTGAAGAAGAAGTTGAAGAGTGGATGAAGGACGGCGATGACGCGGACCAGACCGATGATTCTGTTCCTTTACATACTCACATTAGAACGAAACAGAAGCTTAAAGGACGTATTTCTGATAGGGATACGGAAATCGAACGGCTCAAGGCAGAGAATGAACGCCTGAAAGCTGAATCAAAACCAATAGAGCTTCCAAAACGACCAAGAAAAGACGATTTCGAGTCCGATGATGATTATGAAGCTGCCCTGGATAAATATGAGGAACAAAAGGAAGAGATCAAGTTTAAGCAATTCCAACAGACTCAGAATATCCAGGCTAATCAAGAGAAGATCCAGCAGAGAATTAATCAAGCTGTTGATTCTCATTATGAACGAGCCGATAAACTCCTGGAATCAAGCGGGATATCGACCGAGGCTTTTCAGAAATCGGATCAGACAATCAGGGAAGCAGTCGAATCAATCAGGCCGAAACAAGGAGATCTTATTGTTGATCAGTTTATCTCCCGACTTGGTGAGGGATCTGAAAAAATCATGTTCCGTATTGGAAGGAGCAAGGCATTGTTAGGTGAATTTATAGGGTGCCTTGCGAATGATCCTTCAGGACTTGATGCTGCAACTTTTCTTGGAACACAAAAGGCAATCTTATTAAATTCTACCAAGAGGAAAAGCAATGCTCCACCTCCTGATACTCAGATTAATGGGGATCAAACGGCTGGACAGAAAGAGAGGATTCTTAAAAAGCGTTACGATGATGCCCACAAAAAAGGAGAAGGGCAAAAAGCATGGAACGCTAAGAAGGAAGCCAAGGGCCTAGGTATTGATACCTCTAAATGGTAGGGAAAGGATAAAAAATGGCTTTAACAACTGGAAAAGTGGCAGAGGTTATGCTTGAAAAATCTATTGAGACTTATGAAAGTCAACAAGATCTCCTGCCGCTAATAACACTTAACGAACCTGATGCAGGGATGTTGCAGAATGCAGGGAATTGGGTATGGATGCCAGTTCAGCAACATGCTCCTATTTTAACAGGTTGGGATTTATCGAATGAGGAGACCGGAATAATAGAGGAAACCTATCCGGCGGTTTTAGGGACTCCGACTAATGATTTTGTCGAAATGAGAGCAGATGACCTTCGGACTCTGACTTACTGGGAAAGGCGTGCAGTTCAGTCAGGACGAAGACAGGCTTCATATCTAAATTCTGCTATCGCAACAGCTATTATGAATCAGGGTTCTTTGTTTTACAGATCGAACGTGACAAGCGGGTATGAGTTTATAACCCAGGCTCAAGCGATCATGAATGAAAGACAGGGACTTGATAACGGTCGTTATTTCGTTATCAATGATAGAGACATGCTTACCTTCGGAGCGGATCTGGCAGCTCGTCAAACACTCCAAGGTAGGCCTGCGGACACATGGTCGAATGGTCAGATTGGCCGTAATGTTGCAGGATTTGATCTTTATACCGGATCATTCCTGCCCAATTTGGACGGAGGCGCTAATCCTGCGACTACAGTAACCGGGAACCATACATTTTCACCAGAGGCTGGATCAATAAGTTCAACAGGTGTCGTTACTAATGTGGATTATAGGGTAGCTTCGATTATTGTTGCCGACTCATCGAGTTATACTGTCGGAGACAAAATCTATTTCCAAAATAGTGGGGTTCCTGTATATTCCGTCGGATTGGATGACAAAACCAATACCGGCCAGGCAATGACTTTTACTATTGTTGAGGTTACGGATGCTACCCATATCAAGGTATATCCAAAACCTATTGCGGCTGATGATACCGGAAATCTAACAACTCTTGAACTTGCATATGCCAATATTAATACCAGAATTCTTGACGCGGCCACAGTCGACAGGCTTAATGTGGATACATCGAACAGATGCAATCTTTTCTGGGATAAAGCGGCTATTGAAGTCATGGGTGGTAAAATACCGGCGGAGCTTTTCAGCCAGTACGATGGTATGAAAGTTGTTAGTCAGACCATGAAAAATGGTTTGACGATGTATATGGTTTATGATGGCAATATTGCGACCATGACCTTCAGATATCGTCTGTTTACTTGGTATGGAATTACAGTTTGTAATCCAAGTCAGGTCGGAGTCGCGGTAACTTATTAATCTATAACCTATTTCACCTTCGCGGGAGTCTAATAACTCCCGCTTTGAACAAAGGAGAAAATGATGTCACAGATATTAGTACTTGAAGGATTTTTTCACCAAAATGAATCCAGCGATGATGGTACAGAGGATTTTTCCACTACTTCGGCGGCGGATTCTCTTGCGATCCCGGTAACACATGCCTATGTGGCAAAGACTACGGGAGCTGATGCAGAGGCCCTTACACTTGCCGATGGTCAGGTGTTCGGACAATTGCTCACTATATATCTTGCCACTGATGGCGGGGGAGACGGCACATTGACCCCAACTACGGCGACAGGCTGGTCAACAATCGTATTTGCCGATGCAGGAGACCAGGCTATCCTTATGTGGACGGGTGTCGGTGGATGGAGAATTTGGAGTCTATCTGGAAAAGCAGGGCCTCCGGTTCATACGTAAACCTTTAACATTCTACCTTGAGCCGGGACTAATATCCCGGTTCACAGAACAAAGGAGAAAAATCAAATGGCTAAAAAGAAACCTTTTTATCATACCGGCTTGGAAGTTTCTAAAAATGATCTTCGTTATTTACTGGATGCTCAAGATCCGCCTTGGCTTAATCTTTTCGTTAATAAAGGGAGCGGTGTAGCGGTCCCTACTACCGGAGTTTATGAGGCCGGAAACGATGCCAATGACGGTCTTACATGGGATACCGCCTTCGCTACCATTGCCAAAGGGATAGCCGTAGCAAGGAGTTACACGAACTGGTCAGCAAGTCCTTGGGCTACAAATGTAAAAATTCATATAGCACCAGGATCTTATGCCGAAAATCTAACAGCATTACCTCATGGGTGTCATATAATCGGGCACGGGGAATGCTGGGATGCTGATGGAGAAACAGGTGTTAGGATTAAACCTGCTTCGGGGAGTCCGGTAGATGTAGGTGCCTGGGTAAATGGAAAGTGTGAAAATGTCAGCTTTGAATCAGCGGACACATCTAAAGTTTTTGATTGCGAAATATTAAACAATGTTCAATTTGAACACTGTAGATTCGCCGGGGCACCCGAAGCAACCACATCATTAGCCGGATTGTATGTGAGAGATTCAGTCATGCTCACAGTCAGGGATTGCCGTTTTGAATATTTGGATTGTGGTCTTGACTTCGTATATGCCGATGGAGGCGATTCATTGACAAGACTACTTTGCCAAGGGAATTTCATTACCTATATCTCTGAGGCTGGTATCAGGATCAGTGCAAATCTAGTAGTTCCTGCAAGCCTTATTTGTCATAACGTCATAAATGGCGGTGGCGGGACACTAGCAATAGGCATTGACGATAATTCAGGGACCGACACTATAGGAGTCTGGGGAAACTGGATTGATGCGACCGATGCTATCCAGGGTATTACTGCTAATGTTGGTGGCAACTATATCGGTGGTTCTAACATCGAATAGGAGGCATCATGGCTGATATACTCGAAGTATGGAAAAGATGCAATAATTGCAATGGCACCGGGAAGGTTACAATTTACTCCTCTGAATGGGATAATGGACAGCCTGAACAAGAAGTTGATTGCACTATATGTGATGGTCAAGGCGAGATCCTATGGGGAGAAATGAGAGAAAGAGAACTTCCCGGATAAACAAACCAGGGCCGGGAAACCGGCCCAATACAAAGGTATTAAAATGGCTATTGAACTTTATAGAAAAGGTGCAACCAAGAT